AATGAGTATCTTTACAATACTAAAACAAATCAATATTACTAACAATTAAAAGACAAAGAGCAATGAGTACTGTAGACAAATCAAAAATTAAAGCATTTTTCTCTGACATCGAAAAAATGCTTACGGTAAATGGCGATTACATTTTAGTAGATGATAATATGGAACTTCAAAGCTGGTGTATTTACACCGTAAAGAATGGTAAGCTCTATGATAACATATCTTTCGATATGGAGCCAAGAGCCTATAATAAAGATGATTTTAATGATCTTAAAGATTATTCAGAGGGTATGCAATTCGCTTTACTTACTAAACAATTTGAATCTTATTATCCTGATTAACAAGTAAAATAAGAGTAATGAAACATTCAGAAGAACAAATAAAAGAAATAATGTTAGCCTTATACGAACAACTTGGCAGACATAGATTTGTAGTTATGACAGGATCAAAATTTACCGGTTACATGGAGAATGAATCTGGTGACCTGCAGCAGGTTATTAAATTGAGCAAAAATAAATCTGGCGCAGATAAATTAATTATTACTTATGAAGAAGGTAAGGATACTTATTCTATGAGATTCATCAAATCCCCGAAATTAAACAAAAAGACTTTTTCTTTTTCCGAGGCCAAAGAGGTCTTCTTTTCGAGTGATATTTATGCTGAACAGTTGCAAGAAGTGTTTACACAAGTGACAGGCTTATATACTCATCTTTAAACATAAAATCGATGAAAGCAAACAATCCTAACTACAAATTCGAAATAGCATAACTATTTATATATAAGAACAATGAAAAAGAAAGCAGTAGAATACAGCATAACAGCAAAAAAACAAGATTTTGAGGTTGTCAAAGTTTATTCTTCTATAGACTCTGCTAATTTCGCAAGAAAGTTCTATCATGAAGATATTCTTATTTACGAAAGTGCATTCATTATATTGATGAACAAAGCCTACAATATAACCGGGTATGCTAAAATCTCTCAAGGAGGAATATGCGGAACACCAGTTGACAAAAGATTGATTGCCAAATATGCTATTGAGACTCTCTCTGCTGGTGTCATATTCGTTCATAATCACCCAAGCGGTAACAAAAACCCTAGTAATGAGGATATAAAAATGACTAACTCCCTTAAAAATATATTGAAATTGTTCGATATAAAATTATTAGACAGTATTATTTTAACTGAAAATGATTATCTTTCAATGAGTGATGAATGCCTTATATAGTATCTAATCTGCAACCTCACACGCAATTTTCAGATTCACTGACGAAGCAATCTTTGCCATTCTCAATAGAATAACTGGATAATAACGCAAATTCACTTCCACTCGCCTTTGGTTACTTGATGATAAATCACTCATTCCCAACTATCTTGTTTTTGTATTACTTTGTCTTATTTTTATTATCCTCTTTTCTTAAAAAAAATAAAACTCGATCAATATTTTATTGAAAAGTGTATGAAATTCATATACTTTACTGTATATTTGCAAAAAGCGTATGAAGATGTACGCCACCCGACTTGTCGTAAACACCTGTTTGTCCGTTTAGGCGGAGGCACATCTGAAAGAAGATGCGAATAGTCTGCTGGCTACATTGCTACGCAGACTATTTTTTTGTTTAAACCTAAATGAAATGAACAGACAACAGCAAGTTTTCGTAAGGTTGAAACTTAAAGCGAAGGCGTTAGGGTTCAACGCTAAGGAATTGAAGGGTATCGCCGCCAAGATTGCCGATAACCTGAAATCCGCAGAAGATGCCTCAGAAGAGGATGTAAACGCAGAAATCGACGAGCAGATAGAAGCGGTTCTCCCTTACCTCACTTTCGGCCAGTCGCAAGCCAACCGTTTGCTTGACGAATGGAAGAAAAAACACCCCGAATCAGAAGAAGATGATGATGACGAAGTTGACGATGACACGTCAAAAGGCGGCTCTCGTCCAGCTGGTTCAAACAAGAAAAATCCCAACAACAAAGGAAATGAACAAGACGAAGAACCCGCATGGTTTAAGTCTTTCAGAGAACAACAGGAAGCCCGTTTTGCCGCATTGGAAGGTGAAAAAGTTTCTAACTTGCGTAAGGCCAAACTTGAAGCCCTGCTGAAAGACACTGGAACATTCGGTTCACGTACCTTGAAAAGCTTCTCTAAGATGAGCTTTGAAAGTGACGACGATTTCGAGGAGTTCTATTCAGATGTTGAGGAAGACCTGAAGAATTACAATCAAGAGCGTGCAGATGCAGGTTTGGCAACATTGGCAACCCCTCCTGCTGCCGGAAGTAAAGGTTCGGGTAAACAAGACGAAGTATTAACCGACAAAGAAGTTGAAGATTTAGTCAACACTTTCTAAGTCAAAAAAGAAATTGTAACAATGGGTGCAACAGCAAATTTATCAAGCGAAATGGAAGTTCTCAATGCCGGAATGGATTCTGTCGTAATCCGGCATTATGTAGCTGGCATTATCGGAGGTCGTACTCTTGACGTATCAAATTATAACCTTCCGGTTATTAAAGCCGGGCACGTTGTTATTCGTGATCCGTCAACAGACACGTACAAACCTATGCCCGTAAAATCATCTGGCGATGGATACGACTCACTTCCCGGTTCTCATGAATATGTAGGAGTAGTTGTATGTACAAAACCAACTAGTGAACCATTGGTTGGTATTATGTATAGTGGCGAAGTCAATGATTTGGCGAGTCCATACCCCATAGACGACATAAAAGCGGCTATGAAAACGGCATTGCCAACTCTTGTATTCTTACACGATTAATGTAGAAAGGAGGTAAAAAATGAAAGAATCACTATTTATTGAATACATCAGAAAGATTTTCCCGAAACTTCAAACCATCATCGAGAGAATCAATGGTAAGCGAGGCAATCAGCTTACATATCTTCACAAGACAATGCTTCGCAAAGAATATTCCGCAGACCAAAAGTGGGAAAGTGCATCAGTTAACACAACTTATGTTGCGGCCGACATGGTAGCAATGGACTCACCTCTCCCTCCCAAGATGAGAGACTCCATTGCTCACGCAAATGGTACATTGCCAAAGGTCGGAATGAAAAAAATTCTTCGTGAGACTCAGATCAACACAATCAACATCATGAAAGCTCAAGGAGCTGCGTTCACTAATATAGCTAACAAGCTAACCAACGATGCGGTAGCTTGCTCTGTTGGTATCGATGAAAAGAACGAAGCAAACTTTTTAACTGCTTTATCTGATGGAGTTGTAATCGTTGAAGATGAAAACAATACAGGAACTGGATTGCGCATAAATTTCAACTATTTACCGCAAAATAGCTTTGGTGTAGAAACAGCTGGAACTATTTCTTCTGATGACATAAAGCGTGTTATTGCAAAAGCTGACGCAGATGGTAACTCAATTACAACGATAGCAATCTCGTTATCGACTTACAATAAAATGAGACAAGAACAATGGGCAAAAGAATTGGTTGCCAACTATCGAGGTCAGACATTCGACAGCAACACTAAGTTACCTGTTCCTACTGCTACATTGTTTGACGAAGCATTTGCCGATGACAACAACGGAATTACATTCTTAAAGATTGACCGTACAGTCATTTCTGAGAAAAATGGTAAACGCATTCCGTACAAACCGTGGAATGCGAACAAACTAATATTCCTTACTACACAAGAAGTTGGCGCATTGGTTTGGGGCACACTTGCAGAAGTTACTAATCCCGTAGCAGGAGTAATTTATTCCACGGTAGATGAATACAAACTTATCAGCAAGTATTCTAAAAATGATCCTTTGCAGGAATTTACAAGTGGTCAAGCATTAGTTCTCCCTGTTATTGAAAACGTAGACCAAATCTACTCTCTTGACATCTCAGAGGCTCAAACGATTGACACTACCGAAGAGGGAAAAGATTCTACCGATAAGAACATCACCATTTGGGGACAAGCTTACATAAAAGCAAACTTCGTCGCAGAGTTCAATAAAATAACCGGTAAAAACTTATCGACGACTATTCCAGACGATAAGTTAATTGCTGCTGTAAACAAATTGAATGATGCCGATGAAGCTAAGCTCAAAAAAGCTGTTGAATCATATAAAACAACAAATGGAGATAGTTAAGCCATGAAGACAATTCAGCAAGCTCTTATAGACGAAATACATTACCCTATTCCAGAAGGTTTTGTAGAGAATGTGATGATAAAACGCAAACTCAATCCAGTTGGTGATTGCGATTCAGATACAATGAACTCAAAGGAGTATATGGGAGCTTTGGCTGATTGTCTTTGGTCTTTAGTTCAGGCTATCAATTTTTCTGAAGCAGACAAGTCTTTCGGTTCTTTATCAGATAAAGACAAAGAACGTATTCTGTTACGTGTTAACTCAATCTATAATGCCATTGGTGAACCTTCGGTAGAGTTGGAGGCAAAGCCAATGGTATATATAGGTGACTGCCTTTTGTAATATGTCAGTAATAAGACTATATCCACACAGATTGCAGTACCTCGTATCAAAAGATGGTTACGAGGATAGCAATGGTGATTATCATGAAGGAGAAACTAACTGGGAAGGCTGTATTGAATGCGACGCAGTTCCTGCTGGTAAAGCCTCTGAAAAAGAGTTTGACGATGGTATTGTAAGAAGCTATTCATATACAGTTTATCTACGTTCAAATTGTCGAACATTCATGATCGGTGACAGGATTAAGATACATCTGCTTGAAGGAATTGAAAGGGAGTTTAGTGTGAAAGGTTTCCATCGCTACCAGAAACAATGTAAACTATGGGTATAAGAATGACCACCAAGCTAAGCGAAGTGCATGACATGCTCATGAGAGAAGCAGAGCGTGTCGAGCGTCTTACTATTCGTGCTTTATCCAAACTTGGCGAACAATGCGTTACAAAAATTCGTGATAGAGCAGGTGATAAAAGTTGGTACGACCAAACAGGCAACTTGCGTAGTTCGGTTGGATATGTGATTGCTCATAATAAGAACATCATTCAATACTCAACTTTCAACCAAGTGAATCAAGGTTCAGAAGGTGTAAAAACAGGTAAAGACTTAGCGAAAGAACTTGCTAAAAGATATTCTAATAACTATGTACTTATCGTAGTCGCCGGAATGAACTATGCTGAATTTGTAGAAGCGATGGATAATAAAGACGTACTTGCATCAACCGAACTTTGGGCAAGAGAACAAGTTCCATTGATGCTTGAAAAACTTAAAAGACAGATTGCGAAATAATGAAATCCGATATTGAAATAGCTAAGTTCGTTTATCACAAAATTAAAGGTACAGAACTCGAACGTAATGTCTCCGGTAAATTGAGTGACAGAGGAAGGCCCAACAAATCTGATAAAGAAGATATAGTCATATCTGTTCTTGCAAATGAAGGTTGCGGGCAAATACAACGAGCCTATGTGAATGTCAATATATATGTCAAAGACTTATGGGACTCTGAAACCAAAACATGGGAAAAAGATTCAATCCGAATTCGTGAATTATGCGAACTATCGAAGTTTTTATTCTCTATACGAAAAGACGAATATCATACGGTTCCATCACAATGCAGTCAAAAAACTGATTCAACAGGAGTTTCATTTGAAGACGGACATACAGAGCATTTCATTAATAACAAACTGTACATAGAGATAAATAACGAATAAATTTTTAATATAAATTAGGTATATCATGGCAGTAATAGGATGGGGTAAGCCCCGTGTATTTATAAAAGATTTGGATGCTTCTGCTCCTAAATGGGAGGAATTACCTACCCCTGTGGAAGATTCTACACAGTTGACAACAACAAAAGGAGATAAACAAGAAGCAAAAATCGAAGGAGGCGAAAATGAGGATGTAAAGTATGGAAAGAATACCTATGCTTTGGCATTGAACATTCGTGCCGCAAAAGGACGTAAGCGTCCTGTAAGTGATAGCGATGGTGTTGTTGCACACAATTATGCTGTTGTTGTTCAACCGGAAGACCCAGAAGTTCAAGGTTTCTGCATGGAGAAAACGACAGTTTCCGTTGAAGACACTTTTACTTCTGCTGACGGTGGTGTTTGGGCATACACTTTTGATGCGTTGAAAGCAGCCGCCGATAAAAAACAAATTCAGTGGGGTAAAATCATCGTGACGGAATCCGGTGGAAACATCAGTAAAATTGACTGCGATCCTGAAGATGAGTCTGGAGACGGTGATAAATTCGAAGTAGCTCCTAATCCAAGTGGTGGTGGATAATTCAATAGGTTGTAGATAGAGCCAAACGTGGGGGCTTCGTACCCACGTGTTCTGCGTATCTAGTGTAACGGTAGCACATATACACTCCATGTATAAAGTTGTGGTTCGACCCCACAGTTGCGCTCAATATAATTTATTTTGCATGGACAAAGAAGGGAAAATAATAGAAATGGATATTGCAGATACTATCATGGAAAGACCTTATGAGTTCCATATAGGAGAAATGCAATTCTACTTATACCCTGCCACATTGGGTAAAATATACCTTTTATCACGTCTTACCGAAAATTTAGAAATAAATAAAGACTTCCTTTCTATAAATCCATATATGGAAGCATTACGATTATGCGATTCCAAAAGAGATATTATATGCAAAATATTGTCTTACCATACATTCGATAAAAAGGAAGAATTATTCAATAGCCACCTAATAAATGAAAGACGAAAGCTATTTGAAGACAACCTATCGAATGAAGAACTTGCTCAACTATTCATAATAGTGTTATCAAAGGATAACATTGACCAGTTTATTCAACACTTTAAGATTGATATTGAGAAAAAAGAACAAGAAAAAATATCAAGAATCAAGAAAAAGAAGTGTAACACTATAACTTTTGGAGGTAAAAGTATTTATGGTACTTTGATAGATATAGCCTGCGAACGCTATGGCTGGACTATGGACTATGTTGTATGGGGTATTAGTTATGCCAACCTGCATATGTTACTTAATGATTACATAACATCTATATACCTTACTGACGACGAGATAAAAAAATATCATATATCTACGGACCGAACATTTATAAACGGGGACGATCCTAAAAATATGGATAAAATAAAAGGCATGAAGTGGGACTAAAAATAATATTAATCCCCTTATCCATATCCAACGTTATTAAGCATTCTTCTATAAATTTATTTTAATGCATCCTATTAATAATGTTCCACAATGTACACTGTTTTCTTATAAAGGGATAGTATCAATATGAATGATTTCACCATTTGTACCAATATCTATCGTCCAACATATCACGTCATTATAATTAGTCCATGCCCCAATAGATGGCACTTGAATTGTGGCATTTTCAAGTATTTGATAATAAACCTTTTCTCCAATATATATATAAAAGAAATTCAGAGGATATTGTTTTGCGCTTCCTTTTGTAGCAGATTTTATTCCAGAATTATATGTATTAAATGACATTGTAATATTACCAAAATATGGAGCATTAAATGTATATGATTTTCCGCTCAAAGTATTGTTTTTAGTAGATGGAGTCTTTTTGACTTTTGTAAACGATATACTTTTTGTTTTTTTATTTCCATATAAATCTTTATAGTCGATATTCACTTTAAGCAAATCATCTGATACTTCTTCAACTGTATAAATTGTTGTCCTATTAAAATAGGAATTTTGACATGATACTATATTTTTGGATTGAGTATAATCACCGCTATCTATAAACTCATCTGCAATATATGCCGAATAGAATCCATCATTTCCAAATGACACTACATAATTTTCACTTTCCCAAACACCTATAATTAGTGATTTCGTATCATCACTCGTCGATCCGGGTTCTCCGTCCTCCGTTCGTGCACATGATTGTAAAATAATAATTGATAATAGAATCAATATATATAAAAATAA